TATATTAAAAAAGCCCCAAAACGGGGCGGGGGGGGGTTAGTTTATTGCTTCTGCTTTTTTAAGCTCCAATCCTTTAGCCGTTAGCTTATTGCTAAGCATTTCGCTTTTAAGTTTTGGTAAATAAGACCTACTAATACGCCTACCAATAGCCTGTACATTATCTAGATTATCTAGATTATCTATATCCTGTATTAAGGCTTGATAAATCCTCTCTTGGTCTTCTTTCTTTTCTTCAAAATTAGCTTGTTCATCAATTATACTATCAGGGTCTAAAGCGTCATTATCAGCTATTAGGAATAATCCCTCAAGCCCTTTTTTTCTAGCGTAAGTACTAGCCATGCCTGTTAGCATTTCTACTTGCACACCTTTTTTAATTTGTGCTTCACGGCTTAAACCATAACCGCTAATGGTTTGATCCATACTATCAATATTTACTAGAATTAAATTAGCTTTAATATAAAAACGATTGCCTTTTTCGTTTATCTCATTATTATCTTTAATTTCTTTGAAATCCATTTCTCCTATAGCAATAACTTCATCGCTAAACGTAAGATTTAATCTATATTCTATCAATAAAGATTTTAAACCGCTTAAAATTCCCTCAATTGTTCTATATTTAGACTTGAATTGACCGTTAGTTAAATCTTTTTTGGATTGTAATTTAGCTTGAACTAGGGTTAATTTTTCGTAGATGTTCATTTTTTTAACATCATCTATACTATGACTAACTTTACTTTCTTTTATTTTTGTTTCTTTTTCTTGGCTCATTTTATACCTTTAATAATTTTGATACTTGACTGCGAACTGCTTGCTCAACTTCATATGCATTTTTTTCTATTTTGGCGATAACTTCTTCATTCCTATTTACTCTAATAATTTTTAATTGTAAATGTTCGGGAAAATCAGGATTATAGCTAACAAAATCCCAGTATTTACGATTACTTACCCACATACAGCCTTGAACCTGTGCGATGTATTCGCTTGGCATAGTTTCAGACTTTAAATACTCAAGATGTTTTTTAGGCTCAGGGCATTTTATTTCAATACCGCCATTGTCGTTAATTAAACCGTCAGGACTACAACCTATGTAATAATCCTCTATTTGAATTAAGCCTACGCTATCAACTCTATTAAAGGTTTTTTGTTCGTATGCTATTTTAGCTAATGGTTCACGTTCAACACCTTGCTTCATTGAAAAACTTTGTCCAAAGTCTAATTTTTTATTGATTAAAATTTCAGCGGTTAAAGCCTCAATCAAAGTTAATTTACACTGGCTTTCTTGTCCGCCTTTACCGTTTTTAATGATGTCTGAGAACTTAGAGGCGGTAACCATGCCTACACGTAAGTTAAACCATTCTATACTACCTTGCTCTACCTGATGTATTATTATATTATGCATATTACTCCTTAAGCACAAAGCTCATTAAAATATTCAAAGCTAGTCATTTGGTGTATATGGTCTGTGTTTTCCATATATAAATCCCAAATATAATCAAAGTGGGTTTGCTCGAATTTGATTAAAGCATCATCTTTGGTTAATTGACGCTCAAAGTCGTTTACAACTAAATCATGATTTAGGCTTAGTTCTAAATTCAAGCCCCAAACTGCTTGTTCCTCGCCATACCATTCTGTGTTTAAATGTAATGATTTTGTATCGATATTGAATAGATGTGTAATCATTTGTGCAAATGTAGGCATAAATGCTCCTTGCCTTAAAATTAAATTAAGGCTATAATTTTGTTTCTAGATTAATAGCTAGTTACGTTTGTCTGTCCTCGCTATTTACGGAATAGGCTATTTTGCGATAGCCTATTTTTATTTGTAGTAAAGCTTGCCAACGCCTTTAAGCATTGCATGCATTTTATCGCTGGCAGTTTCTCTAACATTAATATCACTATCATTTAGTAGATTAGTTAAGATTGCTAGAGTAGTGTTTTTGTGATGTATAACGCCAATTCTTATGTATGGGTCGGCGTTTCTGCTTAGTTCATGCAGTTGTTTGTTGTTCAAGCTTTCATCTTTTAGAATTTCCTGATACATACAACGGTTTGTTATTGTTGCTTTTAACTCTTTGAGCTTTCTTTTAAAGAATCTCATTGTTTACCCTCCATTTGTTTAGCAGTTTCTTGCACCTTGTCGTTTTGCTTAGTGATTAAGCGGATAAATTCAAATTTGTTCATGGCTTACCCTTTCAAATTTACCTGTAGAGTTCCATAACTTAGTATGGGCTTTAAAGTAGATATACTGCGGGTTTCTAGTTCTGCCTGTAGCTTGGCATTTATTGCGGAACTGTTTATACATATATGCTCCTTAATCTTGCAAATCTAGTTCTTGGGCTTCTATTGCCCATTTTTGGTATATATCTGGTAATACACCTAAATAAACAGGCGGTAAATTAGCTTCTTTATCCCATACATTTAATTGGTCTGCTGTAGCATCTAAAATTAAATAATCATCTACCCCAATAATCCAGTGCTTACAATTTTTTAAATTAATAGAACACAAGCTAAATTTATGCTTTGAAAATTCTAAAGCTAGCAATCCTTGTAGCGGTGCTGAAATCATATAGCACCAGTTATTACTTTTTCTATCCTCTAACATACCCTCTCTAAACTCTAAAGCCCATTGCTTTATTTCGTCTAATTCTTTTATTTCCTCAGGCTTTAAAAAACTTGGATACATATTATCTCCTTATTATTTTATATACAATTTAAAAACAAAAGCAAAACAATTTTATTCATTTTGCTTTTTTGGTACGGTTATTTTATTTCTTCGCTCCACATATGGTTTTTTTCTGCATCTAACCCTCTTTCTTGCATAAAATTTTTATTTTCCTCTCTTATTTCTTCAAGAGTATCAGCCTCAAAAATTACATTATCTTCATATCCATTTATTGTAAAATGTGATTTTACTTTCATACTTCCCTCACTCAAAAACAAACACACACCATTGCGTGCTTGTGCTTGAATGCTGGCGAACCAGCTGTAAACTAAGATAGTTCAAAGTTTTGTAAATCTCTTATGCATTTAAATGCATTCCAAATATTCTCATAGGCTTGTCTATCTTGCCTATTTCCCAAATGGTTTTGCAAATTATCTTTTTCAAATATATCTAACAATTCTGCTAGAACGTCTTTAGCAGGCAATAATTGTTTAATTTTTTCATTAATAGAATTGCTTAGTATTTCTTTTTCCATGATGTTTTCCTTTATTTAAAAACCTGTAAACTACAATTAATTTACATGTGCTTAAATAAGCAAAAATCTAACTAAAAGGATTATTTTATGGTAACTTTTAGCTAGCAAAAACTTTATGTTTTTTGATAAATTGTTAAAGAACGTTTTCTATATTTATATGATATACCCTATCACAATATAAGTCAATACTTTATTGTAAAATATATATAAATGTTGTATACTTGCATTAAATAACAATAGGGCATTGCACAATGCAAAGAGAATACCGAGTTAGTGAGGAAAAAATTATTAAAATATTTGACTTGCTAAAATCAGATAATGGAGCGTCAAAAGAAACTATTGCTAAAATTTTAAGCATAGGAGTAGCTACTGTTTTTAGAGCCGTAAAAGAGTTAGAACGTAGAAAGTGGATAAAGGAAAAATCAAGAATTGGTATTGTGGTGCAATATCAGATTACGAAAAAGGATTAATATGTTCATTCTAGGAATATCTTTAGGCATATTAATTGGTGTTATTATTTGTTATATTCCAAATATAGAGTTATTTAATAATGATAATACCAATGATACAAAAATAATTGATATTTTAAAGACCGATATTGAAATGCAAAGACATATGTTCGAGTGGCAACAAAAACAAGATGAGCCAAAGCGTGAGGCATGTCTTAATAGTTTAGATAAAATTAGAAAGGATTAAAATGTTACTAATATTTGGCGTGAATTTACTGATAGCACTGGTTGCGATTGGAAGTCTATTAGGCGTTGCATTATTAGCTGGCTGGGTATTTTCTAAGTTTGATAATGGGCTTTTAGGCTTAATATCAGTTTTTGGAATATTTGCTATTTTTTTAGCTGGTTTTGTAACAATTTGTCAATATTTGGATAAATAAAGAATAACCCACATTGTGGGTTTGCTGGTTTATTCTTTAGTGCAAATAACTTGGTTATTTTCTACATCAATCTTTTTTATCTTATAAACTATATCATTGATTTTAAGCTTTGTTGGTATTTCACCATAAGTAGAACGTAAGAGGCTTTCCGCCCCTCCACTAGATAGTTTAATGATAAATTCATCACTCATCTTTAAATCCCTATTTCATCTAGCAATAATTTATCAATGCATTTAGTAACAAATGCGATAGCCTTTTCTTCGGTTATACTATTAAAAATTATATCGATTGTCGATTCATCATATACGCCCATAACACTATGTATCATAGCATTCTCACGCTCAAAAATTATAGAAACGCCTAATTCATCGTTAGAATTATTTTTCAATACTAAAATTTGACCGCATTTTACATCATTAAATATTTTTGCAAACATTATTTTACTTCCTTTAAAAATTTATCAATATCTATTCTAAATAGACGTAATGCTTCGCTTTCATTTTTATAACTGACTTCATGAATAATTTTTTTATTCAGCGAGCCGTCATATTCGCCATTAATATTTTTAGTTATTTGTAACTTATATCCATAATGTTCTCCCGCTAAACATAAATAAAAGAAAAAGTCTTTATTTTTAAACGTAATGCCATATTCATTTCTGTGTATTTGCTCTATATTATCCATTACAGCCCTTTAAATATTCATCTAAGTATTTTTGGCAACAATCTATACATTCTTGCCCAGTATCAAATACACCTATTTTTTTATGCCCTTTATTATCAGCAAGGCTATTTACTGTATAGCCAGTTTCAGCATTATAAAATATAATAAAACTTACGTTTACTTTAGTTTTACCATAAGAATGGCAGGTAGTGCTGGTATTATCCCATTCTATCCAATTTTCAGGCTTCAACGCTAAACTAGCCTCTTTGGTTAAAAGACCTTGTGCGTCGGCTATTTTTAATATTTCTAAATAAAGCTCTGTATATGTTATATTTCTATGTTTAAAATCGCTAATAATATCTTTTAATTGATTAAATTGTTCTTGCGTTAGTTCAGGTATTTTGTTCACGGGCTTTCCTTTCTAATTTTCTTTGTGCTTTGGTTTTATGCTCTACTTTTGAATAGTCTTTTTTAGTTTTTATAAATTTGCTTAAATCTATAGTAGATAATCCCATAGCTAATAATGGTAGTAATGCACTAGCTTTTTTGTTCATTTTTACCCTTAGCTTGCTTGTACCATTATCTACTGCCTCAATATATGCTTTTTCATAAACTTGTTGATTTTCTTTAGATATTTCATTTGCAAGAAAATCAGCTAAATTAGATAGAAATCCATTCTGTTTATTTTGTGTCATTTCCTACCCCTAAATTTATTTTTAATTAAGCTATAAACTAACCCAGTTATTGAAATAGCGATTAGGATATAGCCTAGTTTGTTTAGTAAGTTAAGCATTAATTTTGCTTGCTGTTTGTTGTTGTCCAATACTCTTTACCATCACAAATATACTTATATTTAGTCTCAAAGAGTTTTCTAATTAAATTGTATTCAGTTTTACTTTCATTGGTTTGTACACATTTAGCCTTATACAGATTTTCGTATTCACTTTCATTTGAACACCCAGCCAATAAAATAAACATTACAAATAATATTTTTTTCATTAATACCCCGCCTTTATCATGTTTTTCAAATTATTTTCTGCTACAATCGAGCCTATGCCGTCATGTTCCTGTTTAGGTTTCTTTAAAGCAGGCGGTGCTTTCTTTGCCTGCCAGCTAAAAGGATTATTAGGCGTTTTAACATGCTTTTTAGGCTCATGGTAAGCATTTTGTACTAATTGTAATGGATTGGCTTTCCTACCGCAATTTTTATCATCAGCGTTATATTTGCAGTAGTAAGCTAAGTTCTCTTGATTAAGGTAGTTTTGTTGTTGGCTATAGCTGTTATTGTAATTTACTCTTAGATGTTCAACATCACGCATTGCGTACATATCAGCCTTGCCGTCTGTGAAGCTATTTTCTGCCGATTTATAGTAAGTTTTGAGTTTTGACCTAACTTCTTTTAAAATTGCTTGAGACTCATTCGGTTTTAATATCTGCCCATTGTCTACCTTATTATCAACGGTATTAACACGCTTATCAAATGTAGCAGTTGCTATCACACAGAATATTGCTATACCGCTAAAGCCTGCTATGACTGCCGTATTGAGTATTGTGGTTGCTTTGCTTGGTGCTTTTACGTAGGTATCTACGCTTGAATGAATTTGTTTTGACATTTTACTTTTACCTTTCCAGTGGTTTTTAATTAAAAAAAGTGACGCTGGAAACAATGAAGTAAAACATTGTGAATAATTAAATATTCCGTCACTTTCTTTTATAAGTATATCACGAAATATTAACAATCTCTACTTTTTAACGCTTCCAGACGTTTTAATTATATTAGCAAAAAGCTTAAAACATTGCAAGCGTTTGTTTTTCAAATACAACTAATTAGACTTCTCGCCAGTCAATTTATCAATCTGTTGTTCAGCAGTAGCTATATACCTTTCCATTTCAGCAATGGTCTTTTTTTGTTCATCATTAGGATTATTATTGGTTTTGGCATTAATCCTATCGATTACAAATTTACATGATTGAATTACATTGTGAGATTTTACAATCGTGTCGATTACGAAATCGTTTAAATCGTTGTTATTAGTCATTTTATACCCTTTTTATAAAAATTTTAATTATTATAATATATAATTATCTTTTATTTAATTAGGGTAAATCATGGGGAAAGCGAGTAGTTTAAAACAGAATATTAAAAGAATGAAAAATGTAATACAAAAATCAATGGAGCAACTAGAAAATCGTACTCAAAAAATTATTTTTATGCATTTTATGGAGAAGTTCAGTAATCATAAAAAAGGACAGACTTCTATAAGTACAAGTATTTACGATTTACACGAACATCTAAAATTAAATGAGATTAATATTTCGCCATTAGAAATTGACAAAGAAGTACAAATTGTAATTAAGCATATTTCCAATTTCAAAGATAAAAATCCTGAATTATATAAGTAGTTTTTTACGTGTGCAGGGATAAAAAGTCTCTGTAAATTTGTACTCATTGTCTGTAAATTTGTACTCATTGTCTGTAAATTTGTACTCATTGTCTGTAAATTTGTACCTATAGGTATAGTCAAATACCGCATAAACAAACAATGTAGCCTTTCTTAACCATAAGAAACTATTATAAACCATAACAAACAAGAGACATTAAACAAAATCTCGATTAATTGAACATACAGGCGACCAATAAACATGTTTTTGTTTGTTTGTTTTTTTAGATAAAAAGAGTTTAAGAAAGTACTAACAAGCTATTGATTTTATTTCTAACTAGGAATATAATTTTAGAGATGCATTAAGAATTGTTTGTTTCTAGACAAAGAAAAAGCCAACAGGAAAGATTGGCTTTTATATAAGAAATGAACATCTGTGCATACGAGAGCTTAACCACCTATGCACAGGGAAAATTATAAATGCAAAAGACAAAAATATCAAGTTCGGATAAATACCAATTTACAAAAGAATGTAGCCAAAACGCTACGTTAATCAAAAATCAATTTACAAAAATATCATTTGAGAATAAATTAAAGTCTAGCCAAATAGAGGTTAGCTATGTCTGATAATTCATTGTTTATACTAAGAAAGCCAAATTTCATTATTGAAAGAAGCCAAAATTTAGACCTAATAGAACACAAGTTTTATAATATTTTTTTGCTTGAATTACAAAAAATAAAGTGGAATAACAATATTGTTAAAGTGCCTTTAGTAAGTTTATTTGAGGTAATTGGTTCAGGTATCCAACAAAGCCAAAGCCTTATAAAAAAGTCCATAAATGGCTTACAGACTAAAAGCATTGAGTTTATAAAAACAAATTTGCTAGCAAATTCAAAAGAAAGTTGTTTTATAGCGTCATTTGAAGTCATAGATGACTATGTGGAAATAGAATTTTCTATAAAACTTATGGACGCTTTAAATTTAGATAAAGAAAAAAATCTATCTAACGGATTTACTAAGAATAATTTATTGATAACATCTAGGTTTAAGAGCAAGCATACATGTGCTGTTTACGAATATATAGCTATGCTTTATTGTCAAATGGAGTATGCCAAAAATAAACAAAAAAGACCGCAAAAACAGATTAATATTACAGTAGAAAAGTATAGAGAAATTACAAATACTGTAGATAAATACTCATCATTTCAAAACCTTTATAAGCGTTCAATCAAAGTAGTGGAGCAAGAAATAAATAATTCTGCTGATTTTGATGTAAAAATAGAGTTAGTAAAATATAAAAATACTATCCAATCTATAAATTTTTATTTAGTTAAAGAAAAAGAATGTAAAAATATTGTTCAAAAAATATCTGATATACAGGACAATAATAGTTATGAAATAATAAAAACAATAGATAATTCTTACCCTAAACCAATACAAACAATATTAGGCTGGGGTTATAAAAACAAGGATTTATTGCTTGAGTATTGGGATAGTTCAGATATTAACCGCAGGCAACAAATTTTAGATAATATGAATGAAACGATTAAAAATAAACCAGAATCAAATGGTGCTTACTTTACAAGTTTAATGAAAAAAAATGCAAACTATAAAGGTTTTTTAGAGGTTCAAAATACAATAAAAGATGAAATAATATTGCCGGTAGAACAAGTGCTTGAGCCAAAAACACAAGACCCGAAAGCCTCTTACATTTATCAAAACGATAAATATGCTGGAATACACAAAAATAATTGTGAAAATTCTTTAGGGCAAAAATACCAAACAGCCCAAGAATATAGTGAGTCTACTAAGCCAACAGAGGAAGATAAGGCTAATTTTGAGAGTCTAAAAGAGCAAGTAAAAAATAGATGGGAGGTATTGGCAGAAAATGAAAAAATTGATGTTTTAAATTCACTAGCTAAAGGTGAGAATATGCCTAAAAGTATAATTACTTTGGCTAAACAGGCAATTGAACATAAAAAATTAGATTTTAATTATTTAAGTTCCAATGTACAATTTTTTGGATTTTTCAGCAATAGAGTAAATGTAAAAACAGATAAATTGAAAGAGGTTTGTACAAATTCCTTACTCCAAAACCCCAATAAAGCCGCCGCAAAGCCCATGCTTGAACTAATAGAGGGCGGATTAAGGGATTTGAACTGTGGTACTTGGACGGGGGAATTGGCTTTATGAATACCTATCATCAAAAATTAGTTAAAAAAATGGGTTTACTAAGCAAAATATTACTAATTTATTTATATAGCCACTGCTTAAAAAGAAATATTTTATTTTTCAATGCCGTAAGTTTTCAAAAGTTTTGTTATGAGCTAGGAATGACAAAAATTGGCTTTCCAAAAATTGAAAACTCTTTAAAAGAATGTAAAAATTTATTAAGGGGGTTTGCATGAATCAAATAGAACTATGCAAGTATTTCATAGAGCATTGCACGCTTGATTTACCTAGAGAGCAGGTTAGACTATATTTAAAACAGTTAGAGGCAGAAAATGGATAATAAATTTATGGATAAAGTAGCTAAGGAGCTTGAGTATAATAAGCCTTTACAACAGCCTAAAAATCCTTGCCAGCAGTGTCAAAAACTAAAAGAGGGTAAATCATGCCAACCAAGTACGAATTGATGACTGAATATGTCTTTAATAAGGTTCGTATAAAAGAGTGTCAAGGGTTTGCAAAAGATGAAGCTAGAAACCTAGAGGAGCGAAATTTTAGTATTTTAAAAGAGTTGGAGGTTATAAAACAAGAGTAAAAGTTAGTATATTAAGCCAGCCAAGTTTAATTTTTTAACAATCTAAGACTTGAAATTTTATAAGGTAGCTTGGCTGGTTTTATGTATTGATATTTAGTATAATTTAATAGATGCGTTATGAAGTATAATGACTGCTAGGAATAGACTAGCACCTAAAATAAAAACGGTTTTCCCTTTTTAGAGCCGTTTTTATTGTGGGTTTTTATAAATATTACTATTTTTATGGAGTGGCCCACAGCTATGTGTAAGTATTCAAAAGGTATAAGAGATAACTAAATCAGAACGTAAAGGTTGTGATTATTGCTAGGTTCAATTCCTAGCCTTACACATCAAAAATTTTAAAGGTAAAATATGTCAGAAAATAAAGAATTGAGTTTAGGCGAAAAGATAGTAGGTATTAAATTTAACCCTAGCGAATTATCAAGTGTTGATAAAATTAAACGTACTTTTGCTGATATTATTGACAGTCTAAATTATGGTACTGCTACCTATGAGACGGAAGTAATTAAAAATTTTGCTATTCAACAATGTTTGATAGCACAAATGGCAGTTGTAAAATGCTTAACGTTTGATTTTCCTCCAATACAAAAAGAAAGCGAGTAAATATGAGTGAAGTTGAACAGTTAGGAACACCAATTACAGCAGGAGCAATAGGGCTTAATACTAAAAAAGTTAATACTGAATTGGTAGAGCTAATAAAACAGGCTATCAAAGATAATATAGCCAGTGCCTCAAACAACGTACCTGAACTGCTACATTGCCATGCGGAATATTTAAATGCATTAGTTAGTGCCTATAGAACATTTAATTAATGACTAAGTACGCCAAAAAAGTAGACGCTAACCAAGCCTCAATTGTTAAAGTATTTAGACAAATGGGGTTTAGTGTCCAACATCTACATACAATGGCATCAGGGTGTCCAGATTTAATGATTGGTAAGGCTGGCGTAAACTACCTTGTAGAGATAAAAGACGGTTCTAAACCGCCCAGCAAGTCAAAGTTAAATGAATTGCAAGAGAAATGGTTTAGGGAATGGAACGGACAAGCTATAGTGATAAAATCGATTGATGAAGCGGTTAATTTTTGTAATAATTTAAGTAAGTAAGTTTTTAAGGAATAGTTTATGCCAAGTTATATGATGTCAGGTGCATTACCAGTACCACAAATTCATGATTATTATAGCCATGAACATATACATGAAAAATCTAGTTTAAAGAGTAAATGTTCAGGACTTTTTGATAGATATTCAGATAAGTATAATGCATTGATTAAATTTAAAAACCATAATATAGAGTTAATAGCTTCAAACGATGATTTAGCACTAAGTTACGCATTAGTTGCTAGTTGCTATACCTATGTTCAGGATAAAAACTATAATATATCTTCATTAGAAAAAACTAATTTAACAGATAGATTTAGAGGGCATAGAAATAAATTTAATGGATTTTTTAGCATTACTAAGTTTAAGATTTGAAGTGGTGACAAATTGTCACTAGTTGAAGTGTACGCAAAACGCTAAAACGTGTACATATTTATATAGACATGTACACATAATTCTATTTTATGACTATGTAAAACTGTGAACTATGCGTTTTGTGCATAATTCAAGATGTAATTTAAAAATACAACAATTTATTTATTTAAATAGAACTTTATTAATAGCTAATTTAAACTTTAAGTACTATAACTACTAGAGATAAACTATGTCACATGCTCCAAATTCTTTTAATACAGTTCCGCCTATTCTATTTACTACATCTTATTATCAAGTAAATACAGCATTTACAGGAGCTACTCTTGGCGATATATTTGTAAGGATAAATTTTATATCCACTTTAAATGGCGGAGGCGGTGCAGAAGTTGACCCATTCTTTCAGTGTTGGCAGAATCATAATACAGGTCAAGTGTTTGATATTGGAGCTATTTCCTTGAGCAACTTAACATTTGTTAGTGCTGGAAGTAATGGCAGTGTGGATATAATCAATGCAGTAAATAAAGTTAGCAGTAGTTTAAGCACTTTAAATAATAGTACAAATGTATTAATTAGTAATGTCAGTAATAATTTAAGCAGTATTATTAATTTAAATACTTTAAATAATACGGGTATAAGTTCTATTAGTAACGCTATTAGCTCTAGCAATGCTTTATTAGGTCAAGTCAGTAGTGGTATAGCGGGAATAGGAACGCCAACAGCAGGCAATACCTATCTAAGTCAAATAAGTAATACACTTGGCACGGCTTTTGCAACAGCTCAATTAAATGTTGAGGCTATCGCTATTAATGGTAATAAAACATATAGTAATGTTAAATCTGCTGTAATTGTTGCACAGCCTGTATTATTGATTACCACATTAAATACATCATCAGTGCAAATTAATTCTGTACCTTACTCAATTAATAATCCAATAGTTGTACCTATCCCGCCCAACTCTAAATTAAACAATAATTTAGTGATTACAAATAATAATATACCCATATCTATTATATATACAACTTAAACACTTGCATTTAGTCATAATTTAAGTATAATTTAATTAATATTAATTATTTATTAAATATGACTAAAAGTAAGGCTGTAAAAGCTCTTAAAGATAAACAAGAGCCTGAAATTAAAGAGAAAAAGAAATACAATTACACTGTAAAAACAGGTAGACCTACCGAATACAATCCAGTTAGACACCCTAAAATAATCATGGTAATGGCTTCTAAGGGTTCAACAGAGGCAGAAATAGCAGAAGCACTGGGGATAAGTGGCGGTAGGTTTAATGATTGGAAGAAAAAACATTTAGAAGTTTCGGAAGCGCTGACTTTTAATATCGATGTTTTGAATAGTGAAATTGAGGGTACGGCTTGGCAAGAAGCCAACGGATACCATATTAAAGAGCCTACTTATGACATTGAGGGCAACCAAACTGGGTATCAAGACAAATGGATAAAACCCAACACAGTAATACTTAAATTGTTATTGGCGCATAGACTAAATATTCGTGAAATTCCTTTACCTGATAATGATAAATCAAATAAATCCAATATCCCCGTTGAAATTCAAGAAAACGACAATAAGCTTTAATGCAAATTCAAGATGTACCGTTTAAGCCAAAGGCAGTATTAACCGCAAAACAGATAGAGGCTCAACAAATATTTGTTTCAGACTCTACATATATAATGGCATTCGGAGGCTCTAGGTCTGCTAAAACCACATTAATAGTTAGAAATATAGTAGTGCGCGCTATTTTAGCCCCTAAAAGCCGTCATGTTATTTTAAGATTACGATTTAATCACGTTAAAGAAAGTATAGTATTAGATACTTTTCCTAAAGTAATGTCTTTATTTTTTCCCAGCGTTGAATATAACATAAACAAAACAGATTATTATGCAACTTTACCAAACGGTAGTGAAATTTGGTTCGGTGGCTTAGATGATAAGCAACGCGTAGAAAAAATACTTGGTAAAGAATTTTGTACTATTTTTTTAAATGAGTGTTCGCAAATTTCATGGGAAAGCGTCGAGATTGTAAAAACAAGGCTCGCACAAAAAGTTTATAAAGTAATTAATGGTAAACAAGCAGGATTACTTAAAAATCGCATGTATTTTGACTGCAACCCTCCAAATAATGCACATTGGACATATAAGTTATTTATTAAAAAACAACACCCAGTTAATAAAGAGCAAGTATTAGAGCAAGATGATTACGCCTCTATACTCATGAATCCAGCCGACAATTTAGAAAATTTAGACGAGAATTATATTAAAACTTTAGAGGGACTAAGCGGACACAATAAGCAACGCTTCTTATTCGGACAATTTGCAGACGCTAACCCTGATGCAATGTTTAATTATGATAATATTGATGCATGGCGATGTGTAAACGACCAAGTGCCACAGTTAATTAGAATAATTGTAGGAGTAGACCCAAGCGGAGCAGATGAAAATAGTGTTGGTGCTGATGATATAGGAATTGCTGTTGTTGGATTAGGTAAGGACGGTAATTTATACGTTCTTGAAGATTGTACAGTCAATGGCAGTCCAGCGGTTTGGGGTAGCGTTGCTACTACGGCATTTGATAGACATCAAGCTGACTGCATTGTAGGCGAAATTAATTACGGCGGGGCAATGGTTAAACAAACAATACAAGTAGCAAGGCCAAGAACGCCATTTCAAGCAGTAACCGCAAGTCGAGGTAAGCACGTTAGAGCCGAGCCAATTAGTTCACTATATGAGCTTGGCAAGGTTCGACATGTTGGGTACTTTACTAAGCTTGAAGATGAATTGTGTGCATTTACTAGGTATGGCTACATTGGTAGCGGTTCGCCAAATAGAGCCGATGCTTTAATATGGGCGATTAGTAGCTTAATGCCTCAAGCAACCAACAAAAAAGAACCTGTAATCGTAAGACCTGTACCAATTGTCAACCATTTTAATAGATAAATAAAAAATACTATTCTTTTTTTACAAATGTGCTAAAATGTACTTAAATGTATGGAAATGTAACAATGAGTGATGATATAGAGCAAAGCGATAGTAATTTAGATGATATATTTAACACTGCACGTAAGCAATTTACTGTGGCTGTATCATCATGCCAAGAAGAGCGGGAAAACTGCCTATCTGACAGACGTTTTGTTAGTGTAAAAGGTGCGCAATGGGAGGGTTGGTTAAGTCAACAGTTCGCCAATCGCCCTAAATTAGAAATAAATAAGATACAAATTTCATGCATGAAAATTATCAATGAGTATTTTAACAATACAATTGATACTACATTTATTCCACGTGATAGCAACGATAAGCTAGCAGATGCCTGTACTTCAATAATGCGGGCTGATGAAAACGATAGCAATGCTCCTGAAAGCTTTGATAATGCTTTATGGGAGGGTGTAACGGGCGGTATGGGAGGCTGGCGTTTAACTACTCAATACTTAGATGATGAGGACGAAGATGACGAAGCACAACGAATAGTATTTGAACCTATTGTTGATGCTGATAAATCTATCTTTTTTAGTCATTCAGTACGAGCTGATAAAAGCGATGCTAAAGCTTGCATGGTCGTAAATAAAATGGCTAGAGATGAGTATATAGAAGAGTTTGACGATGACCCAGCAAATTGGGGCGAAAATGCTATAACAGTTCCTAATTGGGATTGGGCAGATGATGACACTGTTACAGTAGTTGAATATTATGTAAAAGAAGAAGCAAAAGACACAGTATTCTTTTATCAAGGCTTAGCGGGTGAACAAGATATTAAAAAACTTTATAAATCAGACTACAAAGAAAAAACAGATTTAAATAAATACAAAAAAGAATTAAAGCAGTTAGGCTATAAAGAAATCAAGAAAAAAGATATTAAAAAAACTAAGGTACATAAATACTTATTAGGTGGTAGCTCTATTCTTGAAGATTGCGGATATGTTGCTGGTAAATCTATTCCTATTATTCCATATTTTGGCAAGCGTTGCTATATTGACGGAATAGAAAGAATAGAGGGGCATGTTAGATTAGCTAGAGATGCACAGGTAATTAAAAATGTAGAGATTAGTAAGTTAGTTGATATTGCTAGTTATAGTTCTATTGAAAAACCTATTCTTACACCTCAACAAATAGCAGGGCATGAGGAGATGTGGGCGAATGACAATGTAACAAATAATCCATATTTATTAATCAATCAAGAGTTAGATATAAACGGCAATCCAATGCCAGCCGTTCCACTTTCATATACCAAACCGCCAAGCATTTCGCCAGCAATGGCAGGATTAATGCAAGTTAGCGAACAGGATATGCAGGATATACTGGGCAACCCTGAACAAGCTAATGAAGTGCAATCTAATACTAGCGGTTTAGCTATAGAGTTACAACAATCTAGGTTAGATATGATGACATATAACTATATGTCAAATATGGCTAAAGCACGTAAACGAACTGCTGAAATATGGCTTGAAATGGCAAAAGAAATATATGTTCAAGAGGGTAGAAAACTTAAGAGTATGGATAAAGAGGGCAATATTGCTTACTTTACACTTAATGAACCATATGTAAATGATGACTTAGCTATATTACGTAATGATATATCAACCGCAAAATTAGATGTTAAAGTAATTATTGGTGCAACAAGCGATAGCAAGCGAGGTGCTACTGTTAGAGCCTTAAGCCAAATGTTGCCAATGATAGCAGACCCTACTACACAGCAAGTAGTAAGCAACTTAATTCTAATGAATATGCAGGGCGAGGGCTTAGAAGAGGCACGCAAATACTTTAGAAAAACATTAGTAAAAATGCAGGTTATAGAGCCTAATGAGGAAGAGCAGGAGTTATTACAAAATCAACAGCCTGAACCACAAGCACAATATTTGCAATCTGAAACCGAGAAAAATATAATACAAGCACAAAAAACATTAGCAGATATTGATAAAACAAAAGCAGATACTGCTAAAACAATATCTGATATAGATAACAGTAATATAAACACACAAATAAGCGTTGTAGATACTGTATTACAGCATTTACAGCAACAACAATCAACCGCAAATGCCGAGCAAATTCCAGCAAATGCACAACAACCGCCAGCCGTGGCATTACAATAACGAGGACTATATGACAATAGAAAATCAAGAGCAAGAAATGCAAGAGTTTGAAACTGAAAATACTGAGCTTGAGAATGAGCAAGAAGCGGAGGCAGAAACTGAACAAGAGGAAGCCGAAGAAGAAAGCGAAGAACAAGAACAGGAAAATTCAGAAGAAAAGAAAAGCCTTTTAAAGGATTTTAGAAAGCGTGAGCGTGAGAAAGATAAAAGGATTAGAGAGTTAGAGGCGAAGTTAAGCAAAGATAATCCAACTGATGAAAATCTTGAGCTACCAACTAAGCCAAAACTAGCGGAATTTGATTACGATGATGACGCTTACGAAAAAGCACTTGATAATTGGCATAGTCAAAAACATAAAATAGAAAGTGTTAAGCAAACACAGCAACAGCAGTTAGACCAGCAAAAGGCGGAGTTTAATAATAAATTGCAGGTTTACAATGAAAATATACCCAAATTAAATGTAGATAGGGCAAAATTTAATGAGGCTGAAACCGTTGCAAAAGAGGTATTTAACCTTGAACAGTTGAATATGGTGCTTTTATATGCTGATAATCCAACGAAATTAATTTATGCATTAGGTCGTGATGAAGATGTAGCCGAAGAATTGGCAAGCATTACCGACAAAGCTAAGTTTCTAGTTGCAATTGCTAAACACGAGGAAAAAATAAAAATGAAAACAACAAAAACAGTACCGCCAGCAGAACGTAAAGTAAATGCTAGTCCAAATGTTAAGGCAGTAAGTGCAGATAAGAAATTAGAGCAGTTACGTGCTAAAGCAGAACAGACAGGCAATTATACAGAACTGTTTGCGTACAAAAAAACATTAAAAGGTAAATAACTATGTCAAATAGTTTTAGTAAAGAGGAAATTGTAGCGTTTGAGGATATTTTAGAAAAGTTTAACGACCAGTTAGTCCTTTCAAAATTAGTTAAAAAATATAACATGCCTGATGTACAGGCGGAACGTGCAAATAATACAATATGGCGACCAATGCCGTATATTGCACAGTCGCATGACGGTACAGATGCTACCGCCAACTTTGATGATGCTACACAGCTATCTGTGCCATCAACTTTAGGTTATCAAAAACACAGCACGGCAGTTTTAAGTGCTACAGAGCTTAGAGACCAAATGCAAGAAGGGCGTTTAGGTGAAGCAGCTGCGGAAAAATTGGCTAGTGATATTAATTTGGCAGTAACTGCGGTAATTTGTAATCAATCTACTTTAGTAGTAAAGCGTACTGTTGCAGCGACTGGCTTTGATGATGTGGCACTCGCTAATACAATCATGAATGAGCAGGGCATTCAATCTTTAGGTAGAAAACTAGCCCTAAACAGCCGAGATTATGCAGGCATGGCTAGCAATTTAGGTGCAAGAACTTTAGATAATAGCAAATCTTTAACTGCTTATGAAGAAAGTTTTATTGGTAGAGTTTCTAAATTTGACACGTATTTATTAGATTACAGTACAAGATTATTAGCAGCGGCTGGAGTTACTGTAACAATTAATGGTTCTAACCAATACTACACGCCAGTTGCGATGACTACAGCAGCCACTGGCGAAACATCACTAAAAGACAACCGCTATCAAAATATTGTTTTGGGCGTGTCTAGTGGTACAGTAAGGGTGGGCGACGCATTTACTATTGCAGGTGTTAATGCAGTGCATCATATTACCAAGCAAGATACAGGACAGTTAAAAACATTCCGTATTATAGCTCAAGTTTCAGGTGCTACTGGTGGAGCAGGAACTTACACAATAAGCCCTCCTATTATTAGTGGACAAGGCGGAACAGATGCGGAATTAGCGTACCAAAATGTTACAGCAACACCAGCAACAACTGCGGTGGTTACATTCTTAAATACTGCTGCAACACAAGTTAACCCATTTTGGTTAGATAAAAGCATTGAATTATTGCCGGGCAGATATGCTATTCCAATGGAGGCAGGTGCAGCGGTTAAGACTGGTATGACAGACAATGGTATAGAATTAACTATGCAGAAGTTTTACGATATTAATACAATGAAAACTAAATATCGCTGGGACACTTTTTTTGGTGTAGTTAATTTACAGCCTGAAATGTCGGGTATCATTTTATTTAACCAAGTTTAAGGATTTTATCATGGCATTTTTAGCACGTTTAGGCACAGTAGATATTAGTTTAACTGCTGGACAATCTTTGGTTATTGGTTCGTTTTGTGGCGGAGATACTAAGGTTTATATAATAACTTCGCCGTCTCCAAGTGGTACGCAAGGGCAACAATTAGCCTTAACTACTACTATTAGTGGTGGTTCGGTTTATACCACATATGCAGTAGCAACTAATTTACGTATTGAAGCCAGCAATGCTGGAGATATTGAGTATGATTTTGGTACACAACCAACTTTAACCGCTAGACCTTATGCAGTAGCAACAGGCTTAACCGCATTGGCTGGTGGCGGGCAAACTGGAGCAACAAAACTAACAGGAAATATTAATCGTATTACTACAGTTGCAACTGCTGCGGATAGTGCATTATTACCAGCTGGAACGGTTGGCAAGCGAGTATCTGTATATAATGCTACAGCTAACAGCACTACAATATACCCACAAACAGGCGAAAGTATAGGAACTGGGGCAGCGAATGCAGGTTTTGCAGTTGCGGCCGCAAAAGGTTGCGTATTTGAATGTGTTGCAACTGGCTTATGGAATGTGGCTTTAGGTGCTTAAAAAGGATATTATTATGCAAAATGCAACAATGCTTTATAAATTAGGTGGCGTACATAAACATTACGAGCCTAGAATTGGATATATTGATTATGATTATATTATAGTTGATGAAAGCGAAGTATCTAGTTATGTAGCTGAGGGCTGGGGTTTAAATCCAACACAAATGTATTTAGACAGTAAAAAGCCTAAAGAGGTAATTATACATGCACCACTAGAGGTTGAGACGAATAAGCAATCTACCAAGAACAAAGCAAAAGAAGTAAGCGAAGATAACCTATGAGTTGGACTAAAAAGCAGTTAATCGATTATGCTTTTAATGAGCTTGGGCTTAGTAGTTATACATATGACATGATGCCCGAGCAGTTTGAGATAGCATTAAATAAACTTGATGCTATGATTGCTTTATGGAATAGCACAGGTATTAATATTGGCTATAATTTATCTGATATTAATACTAATGATATTAACCAAAATAGTGGAGTTCCTGATTTTATGAATGAAGCAATCTACTTAAATTTAGCTATAAGGCTAGCCCCTAGCTTTGGTAAAATGGTAATGCCTGAAACTAAAATAAATGCTAGGCAGGCTTATAACCAAGCCTTAAACAAACTTGTTAAACCTGTACCAATGCAAAGAGATTATTTTACTCCTGCAGGGGCTGGTAATAGGCATTATGGCAATAATAATCTATTTTTACCTAACCCAGTTGATGGCTTAGAGATTTCTAATTCAACCAATTTAACTATAGAAAAATCATGACAACAATTAACCAATTAGCTAGTGTTGATACTCTAAGCACAGCAGACCAATTATTGCTTTATAGTACCGCCAACGGCGATGAACGGCGAACAAGTTTAAATAGTCTACTTACATTTATTAATGAAAATGCATCGCCTAGCAATTTAAATACTAAGCAATATGCAAGTCCAGCAACTGGATTTAGTATACAAATTGGTTTAATTGGTACTGTTCAAAGCTATTCAGATAATATATGGCTGATAATTACACCAGCTGGAACTTTAGCATCTGGCACGCTTGTATTGCCTCCTGTAGCTTTTTTAGTAGACCAGCAAGAATTTTTAGTAAACAGCACTCAAACCATAACAGCCTTAAGTTTTACATTAAACGGTGTAACTGCTGGTGTGGGTTTGCCAACTACAATATTAGCTAATGGGGTATTTAGATTAAGATACGACCAGCAAACTAATAATATTTATAGGATTTAATTATGAGTGGATTACGTAGAGTTCCTGTACTAACCAGCGGAGTAATAAGTACTGCTAGTGGTGCAGGAAGTTATATAGCCGTATTTGTTGATGGTTACTCATCATGTAGTATTGAAATGGTAAGCAATAGTGCTAGTGCATTGGCTGTTATATTTGAGGTTTCAAATGATGCAGGACAAGACGAAACAGGAGCTTGGGACGGCACTAGCGGAAATTGGAAAACTTTATCAGTTCAACGCTCGAATGGTGCGACTGTTGAAAGTACATTAACAATTAATGCCGATGTTGCGTATGCTTGGGTTACAACTTTAGGCTATCGCTGGTTTAGAGTTAGATGTACATCAGTTACAAGCGGTTCTACAACATGGTATATTAAACCGCAATATGAACCCATATCATATTTACCAGCAACTACTACTACAGCAACCGCTACAATTACAGGCGGTCAAGCTGCACATGATGCGGCGGTTTCAGGCAATCCTGTAAGAGTATCAGGTAGGGCGAAAACATCGAATTATACAGCGGTAGCGGATAACGACACTGCGGATTTAGTTACTAGCACTGTGGGTGCTTTAATAATGAAATCTTATTCTATACCTGAGTTAGATTGGTCGTATGTATCTGCCAGCGGAGGAATAGCAAATACTACTACAGCAGTAACGATTAAGGCGGCGGCAGGTGCAGGCATAAGAAATTACATTACAGCATTGCAGTTAGCCAGCGATACTTTAGGCGGAACTACCGAAATTGTCATAAGAGACGGGGCGGGCGGAACTGTTATTTGGCGTATGAAACTACAAATAACACCTTTATCAATAACTAATATAACTTTACCCTCGCCAATTAAAAGCACTGCTAACACATTACTTGAGGTAGCACTTTTGACGGCTGTAACTGGTGGTGTATTTGTAAATGCACAAGGCTACACTGCACCATAATGACACAAATATTAATCCTTAAAGGCATTTATACCGATTCTAACGCTGATTTTAGAACTGCTTACCCTATTAATCTAATACCTGTAGCTATGGAGGCAGGATTAGGAGCAAGCACGGCTAATAATTTAAGTAATGGTTATTTACGCCAAGCTTATGGAATAGTAGAGGGCGGTACGCACGAGTATGGAAGTTGTAGAGGTTTAACTGTATGGGATAATGTCCTATATGGTGTTTTTGGCTCTAATTTTGTAAGGATAAATGCAGATTTTACCTTTACTTTGCTTGGAGATGTGGGCGGAGGATTAACAGCTAGATTTACTTATGGTGTGGATAGGCTGGCAATTAATTCAGGAAGTAGGGTATATTATTATGATACATTTACCTTAACACAGCTTACAGACACGGATTTAGGTTCAATTAGGGATACTGTTTGGGTAGACGGTTATTTTATGTTCACAGACGGACAGTATTTAATAGTTACAGATTTAAACGACCCATACGCTATTAATCCCTTGAAATACGGAAGTAGTGAGGCAGACCCCGACCCTATTTATAGGTTAATCAAAATTAGAAATGAAATAAGTGCAGTAAACAGATACACAATTGAAACTTTTGACAATGTGGGAGGGGATTTATTCCCATTTGCACGCATTGAGGGTGCGCAAATTCAAAAAGGTGCTTTAGGTTTAAACTGTGTATGTTTTTTCAAGGAAGCTATCGCCTTTATTGGTAGCGGTAAAAATGAAACGCCAAGTATATATTTAGCTAGTAATGGACAAGCCGTGATGATAGCTACTGAGGGCATTAATCAAATTATTAAAAGCTATCCTGATACTCAATTATCAGATGTTCAGTTAGAGCAAAAAATAGACGGCAACCAAGAGTTTTTATTAGTGCATTTGCCTGATAGAACATTAGTATTTGATGCATACGCTAGTAAAATATTTGGTGTATTTACTTGGCATATATTACAAAGCGGACTTAATGCTACAGGCAAATATCTAGCTAACAATTTTACATATATATATGATAAATGGCTTTGCATACATAAAACCGAAGAAAGAATTGGCTATTTAGTTAGTAATATTAGTTCACATTGGGGCAACGATTGTCGTTGGGAATTTAGCACGGGTATTACATATAATGCTAGTACAGGCGTAATATTCCATGAACTAGAACTATTATGTTTAACTGGGCGTGTTGCGAACAATACTAAACCAGTTATTTGGACTAGCTACAGTAATGACGGTTTGAATTGGAGTTTAGAAAAAACGGCAGTAGTAGGGCAAATAGGCGATACTATACGTAAAGTAGCATGGCTACAGCAAGGATATATGAAGCGTTGGCGGATTCAAAAGTTTAGAGGTAATAGCGATGCTTTTATATCAGTGGCAAGACTAGAGGCAAGGTTAGAGGCATTAAATGTCTAATTTACCAAATACAATCCCACGTAATTTATTAGCAGAAGTATTTAATAATAATGCTAGAATGATTAAGGCTTTTGAGGATTTGATAAAGCAAGTTAATACAGAAATACCAGCAGATTTTGAAAGCGTGCAAGCTTTAACGGATAGCTTTACTGCGAGTATTACAGCTTTACAAGTAAGTGTAGCCGATATAAATGCAGATTTAGCAGTAGTTCAAAGTAATATTACTACAATTCAAGGCAATATAACTAGCATTCAAGCGGTTTTAGCAACATTAGGCACAATGTCAACACAAGATGCTAATTCCGTAGCAATAACAGGCGGAACTGCTATAATAGATACATTAACAATACATAATGCGGACTTTATCAGTACAGATATAAGCTTAAATGATTATAGCGGTGTTAGTATTGGTACTTTGACTAATGCTCCAAGTGCTGGAAACCCTACTAAGTGGGTAAAAATAAATGATAATGGTACAGATAGATTTTTAGCTTTATTTTAGGCAAATAATGAACAATGATATTTTAAAAGAACAATTAACTCTTTTAGAGCTTCCACAAGATGCTATGGTTTGGCTTATTTCTCTTTATGATGTCATACAAAGCTTTGATGATGTAAAAGATAATGGCAAATTAGAAGATAAACAACTTTATGAGCTAATATTTAGCTCAATGGTTGCTATGCCTACTAATACATTTTATTTAGCTAATATTGTAGCATTATCACATTTAGTTAATTTGCAGATATTAAAATGGATAGCAAGTAATAATTTAGAACAGGTTAACCAAGCTAATACGCATAGTTTTATGTGGCGAGCGGGATATTTTGATATAGTTTTACATGTAGTTTTTTTATGTAAAGGTTTTAATTTTGCAAAAGAAAATGCACATTTAGTTTTATCTATTTATGGCGAAAAATTAGAGGATTATTTAAAGGAGTTCGAATTATGCCCGATATTGGTACAGGAATAGGTGCTGCTTTAAGTATTGGCAGTTCGATATTTAAAGATGATGGAACAGAAAGTGCAGTAAGTGCAGGAAATCAAGGCATAAATAATGCTATGGCTAGCAACCGTAAAAGTTTAGCTGATATTGAAGCTATGTTTAAGCCATATATGCAGGCAGGAACTGGAGCATTAACAGGACAGCAAAATATACTAGGCTTAAACGGTAATAATGCACAGCAAAATAGCTTAAATAGCATTCAAAGTTCGCCTATATTTCAAGGTTTAATGGCTCAAGGCGAAGATAGCATATTGCAAAATGCAAGTGCAACAGGAGGCTTACGTGGCGGAAATACACAAAAAGCATTAAGCCAGTTTAGCCCTAATTTACTAAATACATTATTACAGCAAAAATTACAGGGCTTACAAGGCTTAACTAATTTAGGCTTTAATGCAAGCGGTGCAAATGCAAATGCCGTGCAAAACTTTGGCGGAATTAATGCAGATTTATTAGTAGGTCAAGGTCGATTAAATGCAGGCGGAGCAGTATCTCAAGCCAACAATCAAGGCGGATTACTTAATTCTATAGGTCAAGGCGTAGGTAATATCTTTGGCGGAGGCGGTGGAATGGGTGGAAGTGCTGGTAATGCAGGCTCAATATTTGGGGCTGGCATAGGCAGTAGTCCAATGGGAACTTTTGGTGCTGATTTAGCTTTTGGATTATTTTAAGGATAAACTATGGAATATACACCAATTAATTTAGGTATTAATACTGCTAATCCAATTGACGGATATTTGCAGGGTATACAGGATAGGGCAAAGCTTGATTTATCAAAGGCACAGACTAACCAAGCTAATGCACAAACCGAAGCATATCAACAAAAATCTATAGCGGATAATTTAAAAGCACAAGCGGAAGCTCAACAACAAGCACAAAACCAAGCATTGATACAAAAATTAGTTAGTCCTACCGCAACATTAGATGATTATAAGCAATTCGCTTTAATTAATCCAAGTAATCCTAATGCTCAAAAAATATGGGAAACCAAAGATAAAGACCAAAAACTAGCAATAGTACAACCAGCATCACAAATAGGCGTAGCTTTAAAGGCTGGGAATACTCAATTAGCTTTAGATACTGTAAATAATAGTATTGAAGCATTTACTAATTCAGGCGATACGCAAAACGCTGGGGTGCTTGGAGTTTTAAAAAAGACTATTGAGGAACACCCCGATTTAGCTTTGGCAGGTGTATTAAATTCTCTTATGCAGATAGACGGAGGCGATAAGATAGTAGGGCAAATTTTAGGTAAGCCCCAAACAGATATTGCACAAACCGAAGCACAGATTAACCAAGCGAATGCTACAACCGCAAAAACAAAAGCAGATACTGTAGGGCAAAATATATCTAATTTATACGCTCCACAAAAAACAGCATTAGACTTACAAAATACACAAAGCACTATAAATAAAAACACGGCTGATATTGCTAATACAGAAAGTGAAATACAAAAAAGAGCAAATGAAATAAATAGCCCATTTGCTAATAATCCTACAACAATGAAAGCGGTTAATAGCTATGTTGAAAATGGACAGCAGGCACAAACTACAATATCAAAAGTAGATAATATACTGGCAGGCATTCCTCAATTAAGACAAGGCGGATTATGGACAAAAGGTGTAAGTGCAATAAAAAGCGGTTTAGGTTTAGGCGGAGAAATTGAGGATATTAAACGCCAAATAGCATCATTTAAAAATGATTATTTAATTGCTACAAAGTTAGATAGCACATCAACTAATCAAGATGTTGCTAGGCAATTAAAGGGTAGTATTGATGAAAATTCATCACCCGAACAAATAGAAAAATATTTTATCGCTGCTAGAAAAGGTTTAGAATTAAAGGCAGAATTGGAGCAACAAAAAGCAGATTGGACAAGTCAAGTAGGTAGTTTAGGCACAGCCAATAGACCTGTAGAAATTAACGGAGTAGTTATTCCAAAAGGTACAACCTTTAAGCAATATATTACACATGCACCAACTAATAATATACAATCTTTAATAAATAAATATGCCAACTAATAACAGCCCATTCTCATGGCAAAACGGCGTAGATACAAGCCAATCTAAGGTAGCCTTAAATTTACAGGGCTTGCCTCCCAATCCCTTTAGCAATCAAATAGGCAATAATTTAGCTATTGCAAATACTCCAATAGCGAGCAGCAATGTAAATATGCCTGTAAACAAGCCATTTATGCCCGAGCTAGAGCCTAAGCAAGAAACGCAATCAATTTCTGTAAGTTCTGATGTTAATAGTAAATTATTTAATGCTTATATTAATGGGCAGATGACACCGCAAGACGCTTTAGCTTTTGAGCAAGGAGTACAAGAGGGAAGTATAAAATTACCATATACTAATAATAGTCAACCACAGCAGACAAGCAATAATTTTAGCTTAATAAGTGAAGCACAAGCCCAAGAAGTACAAAAGCCAATATTTAACAATAAAGGCGGTCAAGAATTGCCTTTGAGTGTAGCAACGGCATATAGCAATGGAACTATGGAGGCAGGCGATAAAGAGCAGTTAACTCAAGCTCTAAAAGCAGGGCAAGTAAAATTGCCTCAAGGCTTTACTATTGCAGATAATTCAGATAAAAATGATAGAATGCAGGCTCAAGGCGAGGAGAAAATAAACTCTAAAGTATTTAAAAATGATATTCAAGATTATATAAATGCTCCTGAATTTAATAAAATAGCCAATTCAACAGATATAAATTCAAGTAATATTAATACTATTAAGGGGTTTTTTGGCTCAATTTTAGCTAGTGATATTGATGAAAAAGTAAAGATACTTGAAAATAATTTTCCTGATATTAAATTTACTAAAACCAAAGACGGTTCGGCATTTTTTCAATCGCCGACAGACGGTAAATATTACGGGATAAACAAAGGTAAAGTAGAGATAGGAGATATAGCAGGGGGGGCTTTAAAAGCCGTGCCATATGCTTTACTAGCTCCTGAAAGTATAGCGGGCGGAATAGCTTTAGGTGCAGGGGCGGAAGGTGCTAATCAAGCAGTAAAAAAAGCAACAGGCGGTAATTTTGATACTGGAGATGTAGCACAAAGTGCAGTTTTAGGCGGGGTATTAAGCCCTCAAGCTTTAGGCGTTGTAGGTAAAGGTATAAAAGCAGTAGGCAATAAAGTAGGGATTGGTAAGTCTGAAAAAGTAGCACAAAGTGCAGTGAATGAAGCGTCTAATATTGCTAATACAGCAGAAAATACAACTAAAGGCGATGCTAATCCTATAATTGATTTAATTCAAAAGGCTAGTAACGGCGATAAAAAAGCATTAGAGAAATTACAAGAAACAGCAAGAGCCAATCCTGATGTTTTAGAAGCCTCAAAAAGATTAGGATTAGATAATACTTTAACGCCTGAATTTTTAAGTGCTAATCCACAGTTTACAGAAATATCTCAAGCTATTAAAAACAAGGGCAGTCAAGGCTATCAGATTGAAAAAGAAGCAATATCAGAAGTTAGAGATAGAGCGAATAAGATAATTGAGGACTTAGGCGGAAGCAAAGATTTTAGTACACTAAATGAAAGTGTTAAAAAAACAGCATTAGCAACAAGAGACGAATTAAAATCTCAAGAAAAATCTATTAGGGATAATATAGATAAAGCAATACCTGCTACAAGTAAAGCTAGTTTTGATAATACAAAAAACTTTATACAAACTAGAGCAGAAGAATTAGGAGGATTTAAAAACTTAAGCCCAGCAGAACAAACAGTATTAAGTAAAATTAATAATACTAAAAATGGCATAGTAAATACTACTGCAAATTATGCTTTGATTAATGATTTACGTACGAATTTAAATGCTAGTAAATATGGTAAAGCAACCGAAGCATTTAGTACTAATGGCAGTGATGTAGTTCGTGATAATTTAATTAATGCCTTAAGACGTGACCAAGTAGCTCATATTAATAAAATTAATCCTGAATTAGTATCACAATTTGAACAGGCTCAAGGCTTAACTATTCAAAGAAAAGCATTAGAAGCTAGCAGTAAAGATTTATTTGGTAGAAACTTAGAGGGTAGCTTTACTAATAAATTAACTAGCTCAGTTACTAAATTAGCTAAAGGACAGCCTGAGGATTTTATAAAAATAATAAAATCTATTCCGCAAGAACAAAAACAAGAAGTTGTGGCTAGTAGTTTAGCTAAATCATTTACTAAAAAAGAAGTAGGCGGAGATTTAAGTTTTAAAAATTATATAGATTTTTACGAGGGTTTGCAAAAAAATAAAAGAAGTTATGCAGCCTTAATGAGTAATTTACCTAAAGAAGCAAGACAGCCATTAAAAGATTTATATACTGTATCTAAAAACATTGATAGGGCTTTAAATGCACGCTCTTATACAGGCTTAACAGCTGAAATTACAAAGCAGTTAAATAATGCTAGTTTTGTAAGTAGAATTGTAGATGCTGGTAAAAAAATAGCGACTGGTGCAATCGTTGGTAAAATTATTCCCAGCGGTTTGGGAGGAGGCATTGCAGGAGCGGTTACCTCTATTTTAAGTAAAGAAAAAGGCAATGCTATAGCTTTAGCAGATAAATTATTATCCAGTCCTGAATTTTTGCAAGGGATTAAAACTATTGGCAAAGGCGAGGCAGAAAAAGGCATTGAGCAAATAGCCAAGTCTAAAGCTTTTGATAAATTTGTAAAATCTAATGGTAAATTTAAAGAATTTAAAAAGACAGCAAAAACTGCTAAAGACATTCTTGCTAAAAAAATTAAATATGCTAGGCAACTAATTTTAGGCAGTAATGCCATAAATAACAATAATAAGGATAAACAATAATGGCAAGAAGTTTAGAAACACCGTTTTTAATATTTTATGATAATAACGGACTGCCATTAAATAATGGTAGAATTTGGTTTGGTGTTGCAAATACAAATGCTGAAACTAATCCTATAGTAGTATATTGGGATAAAGCAGGAACAATACCAGCAAGCCAGCCGATTAATACATTAAACGGCTTCCCCTCAAGAAATGGAATAATAGGCAAATTATATATAAATGTAGATAGTTATAGCTATACAATCCGTAATAAAAATAATGCAATAGTTAATGGCTCTTTGGAGGTTTTTAGCGATAATTTTGCACGTACAGGAGATACAGGAAGTGGTGCATTTACTTTTAACAGTACTAGCACATTTGGAACAGCTAATCAGCAATATCCCATTAAATTTATACATAGTAATGTATATAGTAATCTTGATCCATACGGTAGTGGTACTGTCTTATTTGATAATACAGGGCAGGATAATAACCAGCCTGTAGCATCATTTAGAAATAAGCGAGCTACTGGGACGCTTGGGAATGGGGCTTTAATAGTATGTCAAAATATAGGCGGTACAGGAATAACCACTACATCAGATTTTCAGTGTGATGTGGAGCTTATAAGTAATAATTCTTTAGTTAGTACATGGAATGGTAAATATGAGGTTCACACTACTTGCGGTAGAACCACAGGCGATGCACTTCATAGAGACGGATATATTGCATGGTGCCCACGCCGTAGCCCTTTAAGTCCAAGCGGTGCTAATACTGGCTTTGATGAGGGATTTTATTTTTTACCATTGTCTACTGTAGGACTGGGCTTATTTGAAACAGACGGGGCAGGCTTTCAAATGTCTGCAAAATACGATTATGGGGCAATTTCAAGAGGCGATATAATATCCTCTTTTAATGGTGCGAGGTTTAAAGCTGAGAGTACATTATTAGGTGGAGATGCATATTTAGATTTATTTAGTGGTAGTGCTGGGAACTTAACTATCGGCGGACATTATAGATGGATAGCCAGCGGGGCAGATAATCGCATATCTTTGCAAAACATGAGTGCTGGCGGAACTAAATCTATCGAAGTATTACAGGCAGATGCAAGTAATAGAGGTATTACAAGATTTTTAAATTATTTAGATGCTTCAAAAGCGGAGATTGGATTAGGAGATTCTACTTATAGACATTTAATTAAGGGCGAGACTGATAGCTTTGACTTTGATTCTGTAGGGGTTACAGATTTAACAACATCAGGAGTTTATAGGGTTCAGGTTAAGCAAACTATAAGAGTAGTCCCTCCGAATTTCCCTGCGGCAGGAACTACTAATATAACAGCTAGTGCGTCTAGGGTTTTTCTATATGGAACATTAACCCTAGCGTTAGCATCTGCACAAAATTATACAGTAAATTTACCGCCAACCCCTAAAAATACCCAAGAAGTTGAGGTATTATTTTTAGGTGTAACGCCAACATTTAGCATAAAAACCACTGACGGAAGCTTATTCCCTAATGGTACTAATACAATGGCATTTACCCCAGTTGATAATAGTTCTGTTATTGTAGAATATCAGGATACGGATAACATTTGGTTAATTAAAAAACTAGGCACTTAAAAATGAAAGATATACAAGAAATAGCTAATTATATAAATAGCGGAAGTATTATAAATATAAGCATAGAGCCATTTAATAAATCAGATAATCAAATTTATATTTTTTTTGATTTGCTAATTAATGGAATAGAATATAAAAATGATTTATATATAAAACAAATGCCTAGCTTAATTGATAAAATTGATACTTTATATACTAATTTATTAACATTAAGTTTTGAAAAAAAACTATTATTTATAAATAGACCTAATAAAAAACTAATGTTTAAATTTGATAGAAATGTAATAGACATTGATATAGAATTAATAGCTTTAACACATCATACCGCAACGATTGAAGCTTTAAATAGTGGTAAAAAAGCATATCGCAAGGCTTGGGGTAGTGATATGTATTTGCACAAAATAGGCAGTGAAATATATTTAAATTCTAATAATCAAGATTTGATATATAATTTTAATTCAGATGATGAAATCGCAACAGACTATAGGATAATATAATGCTAATTGAAAATACTAAAGATACTTTGATATATTTAAAAGATGTAAAAGATATTGAGTTTAAAAAAACTAGCGAAACAGTGCATAGTACAAACGTACAGTTTTTGTGCAAAAAAAATAATTTACCAGTTTTATGTGAGTTAATAATTTGGAGCAATCCAAAGAAAATAAGCACGGATAGTTTAATCGCAAAAACTGATAAAGATAAAATAATTATTGATGATAAATTTATTAAAATAATTGATAAAAATAATAAAACTTTAATCTTAGAATATTTTTTAAATGTGAATGATGAAATTGTACTACATTTAAATTACTAGGCTTTAATATATGCTATAATTTAAATGTAATTTAGTAGCCTTGCACTCCATAAGATTATTTGAGAGCCATGTGGCTTTAAGGAGCCTCTACAGAACAGTTTTTGGACTGCTGGTTTAATCTCTAAATTACATTTAATTAAAAATACAACACATCTTTACTTTTTTATAAACATTTACTACAATAAATTAATACAAAAGGTAGAAAGTAGGTGATTCCATAAAAAACTGTAGCGATATAGAAAATTCCTAAAATATTAATTATGATGTACACTTTAACCGCTGAAAATGCGGTTAATTTCATTTTAAAGCATCAAAATGTACAAACACATATCTAACATTAAAATAATGCAATACAAGCCATTTAAACACGTCGATTTTTTAGCAATTTGTGTCAAAATGTAATATAATGAATTATCAAATTAAATTAAATAAATATGAAAAAATTAGCAATGCGGACTTGCTTTTTACTTCTTTTAACTGGTTGCACTACTCTTGAAAAAGTAGCAACTATTCAAGATAATAAACTCCAAATATCACTATCTGATAAAATAATTCAAAACGTGTCTAAAGTTAAGGCACTGTATGATTTAGCTTTGATTGCTAGGGGGCTGATATGATGTATAAATGCAAACATACCCCGCAAGTTTATATATATAATGGAGCAGGCAATTCTAGTAACTGCAATTTCCCTGAATGGTTTGATGCAGATTGTTGTATTAAACATAATATATGTCTTGTAAATTTTGGCGAGACTAGCAAAAATACTTATTTGCAGGTAGACCATACAAAATATTTAGCGGGCAGTTACTTTGTTTTATTTTTAGGTAGGCTTCTTATTTATGAAAATAAAGATGCATTTTTCAAAGACTTTGAGGCGATAAGATAATGCCATACGACACTAACAACAATCCCTATTACGTAGCCAAAATACCTGATTTAAAACGCGTCACTGATGACATTCTAGTATTATGTACTGATTATAAATACAAGGATTTATACGGCATTGAGCGTACTATCGCACGTGGCTTTATTAATGACGGAGCTAGTAGACCAAAGCTTTTAGAGTTTTTTATACAAAAAGATAGCCTAAATAATAGTAAATTTATGGAGCATGATTACAATTATTGGCATCAATTTTGCACAAGAGCAGAAGCTGATAGATTGTTATTAATAGGCTTGTTACGCAATCCTAATAATCCTGTGGGCTGGTGCTATACTGTATATTATAACCTTAGATTATTTGGCTGGAAGTCTTGGAATGATAATACTAAGATAAAAAAGGCTATGGGTTTGCGTAATAGATACATGGCAGAAGCGGATATTGTAGAAATTGAAGCAAGGATTAAAATTGATGATGAATAATTTAACCCTAACCTATAAACTAAGTAAAGCTATATCAGTTTATGATGAAACTATACAAAGTTCTATAATTGCCTTTCAATCTTTATATAAAAGCCATAGTAAAGAAAATTTAAATATAGTTAGTGTTTTTCAAGGTGAAAATACTATAACAATTGAATTTAGTGGCAATAATACGGTAGAGTTTACTAAGTATTTGAATAGCCTATTAACGCCGTATGTTAAGCCAAAAGTTACGTTTTTGAATAGATTAAAACAGATTTTTAAGGGTAAATAATGAGATATTTTTTTGATACGGAATTTTTAGAAAATGGTAAAACTATTGATTTAATCAGTATAGGTATAGTTTGCGAAGACGGCAGGGAATTATATTTGCAAAATTCAGGTTTTAATTTCCATTCTGCTGATACGTGGCTTAAACAAAATGTTTTATCCAAATTAACAGAGTTTGATATAGAATCTGGTAGATTTACTGTAGAAAAATATAATACCGATATTTGGAAACAAAAACATGAAATAGCACACGAAGTTAATCAATTTATAACAGGCGATGATATAGAGTTATGGGGCGAATATTGTGCTTATGACTTTGTAGCATTATGCCAGTTATGGGGTAAGGCAATAGATAAGCCTAGTAATATACCTTGGTTAGCAAAAGATATACAGCAACTCATAACAGATAAGGCTATATTACCAGCATTGCCTACAAACGAAAATCCACATAATGCACTTGATGACGCTAAACATATATTTAATAAGTATAAATTTATTACTGAATTTAAAAGACTTGGAATAACAAAATAATGAACCTATCCGCACACTTCACACTAGCAGAATTTACCCGCTCAGAACGTGCGGAAAGATTAGGCTTGGATAATTCTATCCCTAAACACTTAATGCCAAATGCTTTTAAGCTAGCTGAAAGCATGGACAAGGTACGCATTATATTGCTTAATAATAAAATATTAATTAATAGTGGCTATAGAAACCCAGCGGTTAATAAATCAGTAGGCGGAAGTAGAACTAGCTACCATTTAAAAGCTTTAGCATGTGATTTCACTTGCCCTGATTTCGGTTCGCCTTATGAGGTATGCAGGGCTTTACAAGCTAGTAATTTAATTTATGACCAGCTTATTTATGAGGGTTCATGGGTACATTGGGGTTTAAATGAGCTAGATAAAAAGCCTAGAATGCAGGTAATGACAATGATGGTTGTTAATAAAAAAGTAGTTTATCCAAAAGGGATTATTTTAAAATAAAGGAAAAATATATGTTAAATGAAAAGCAACAAAAAGAATTAGAGGAATTAGCTAAACCATTAGTTAAGTTTTTAAACACTCTACACCCACATACGCATATTACTATAGACCATACCCATGTACAATTATGGGAAGGTGTAGTTGGCATAAAAATAGATGAGTATGTAAATGATTAAATTTGAAAAATAAATAATAAAATGTTATAATTTAACTATATCGTAGTCGTAGCGATTTAAAAATGTAAATTCGTACTTACATCTAAAAAATCTATGGGTAGGGGCATTCCTAGATGTCGTACGAACCTATCCGCCATATTTACTAGGAATAAATATATGCTAAATTCAAATGAATTAGTTATGATAACTAAAGATAATCAATTAAAAACATCTTCCATTAAGGTTTCAGAGGTTTTTGACAAAAGACATTCTGATGTTTTAAAAAGCATTGATGACATATTAAAAACTCTAAGTATAGATTTTAGTCAACGAAATTTTTCGCTTACATCTCACAAAATAAAAATGCCAAATGGTGGTTTTAGAAATGAAAGATTTTACCTTCTTACAAAAGACGGATTAATAATGTTAATTATGGGTTACACGGGCGAAAAAGCTATGAAATTTAAAGAGGCATATATTAATGCTTTTAATAACATGGCAAAAGAACTACAAACACGCCAAGCATTAAAATTAGAATACCCAGCCTATCAAGACGCAATTAAATATGCAATAGAAAATAGCGACAGTGCTAATTATAAGAAGTTTGGATTTACACAAGAAAATAATTTAATTTATGTAATTGCTTTAGGAATGAACGCAAAGAAATTTAGAGAAAAGCATAATTTAGAAGAAAGGCAATCAATCCGTCCATATATAACTTGCGAACAAGCCGAAGCTATAATTGAATTGCAGGCTATGAATGCTACATTTTTAAAAATAGGCATGGAATACGATGACCGCAAATTACAATTAAAAAAGTATTTTGACGCTAAATATAAAGCCAAACAACTGCACTAAGGAAAAGTAAATGTCAAATCTTGAAAAGCTCGATAATCAATACCATTTTAGGGATAAAGCGGAAAAAATCTTATGCTCAATTAAGCAAAATAGGCAAGATGATGTATTTTTAAATGAATTATATCAGTTTATGTCTACTCTCATAGAGTGTGACTCTCTTTATGCTGGCATTATCGTGTTTACAAATCCATTCGTTAAACACTGCAAATACAGCACTAAAACACAATATATATTGCAGTTGGGTGATATATTTGTTTCTATTTGGTATTCTATAGCAGACCCTGACCAAAGCCCAGATGTGTGTAATTATATTGATAATTATAAAATAATTGATGATTATTCTAATTTATATAAAGAATATAATATATTGTTAAGTAATATACTTGCTAACCTTGACATACCCTAGTATTTACCCTAAAATCAATGCACAAACTAGCTATATCGGACTATGGCTTTATTGTATCGCTATGTAGCCGTTGCTTTTTTGATGAAACATCAGAAAGCGTCCGAACGGCTACACCTATTAAGATTATGCAAAATACTAGACAAGCCAAGAAATCACAAAACATACTAGAGATAGATACTCTTGATTTTATAGATAAGATAGAGGAACGTCTCGACAAAAAATATAGAGAGCGTGATGATGATATTCGAGATTTGATTAAAGATGTGAGACTAGCGGTTGAAAGGGCGGAGGCTAAGGCTGATGCTTGGCGGGAAAAGAGGGATAAAGATTTAATCACTATCAAAAATACAGTTTATGAAGCACTAGAACGAGTAGAAAAAAAACAAGCTGAGATTGAAAAAAAACAAACTATAATGGATATACAGCTTAGCATAAATACCACTGATACATCAATTATAAAAAACGATTTAAAAAAGCTTGAGGGGCAGTTAAAGAATATTACTACTATAGAAGTATCAACTATAACTAAAATAGTTTGGGGCGGATTGACTGCTTTAGCTAGTGCAGGTTTAGCACTAGCGGTAACATGGCTTACTAAGAAATAACATCTACAAGACATAAAAAAAGCCCACAAAGTAGGCTATGATTAAAAGTAAGATTAGGGCTTCAATTATTGTCATTTTACCCCTCTAGGAAAAATTGCACCCCACGATTGCGGAACGATAGAATCGAATCTATTTTGATGGTTTAAGTTTTTAACAAACCTAGTTAAAACGCTAATAATGTAAGCTTCATTATTTTTGGTTAAATTCTCTAAAGCGTACCTCTCGTTTGTTTCTAAGCTATCAAGCCTAAGGTTGCATGTAGTAGATTCATCATGCCTTATCTTGATAAAGCTACCTCCTTTTACAAATTGGATTTGCTTTTCTCTATAAGTAAAACTAATCTCTCGGTTTTCTATTAACATTATTTGAGATGCGTGGTATGTTTTAGTCATATTTACCCCGCATTAAAACTATAAATTACAACACTACCAGCCTCTAAATCTTTGCTAGCCTCGCCAATGTATTTAACTTTTACTTGAGATATATTTTTTGCCCAAGTATGAAAATCAGAAAAATTACCCTCATCATCAGCATCATCACTATTAGGGTGTATTTCCTTAGCCCTTTCCTCATTTTCTGCTACAACAACTGCACTATCGTACGTATCATAATCATCATTTACATCTTGAGAGATTAAATATAATTTACTCATTCCCAGCCTCCTCTATTAGTTCTATTTCTTGTATAGAATTATTATTAATATTAAAACTTCCGTCTGCGATGTCCATTGCAAATGGAACAAAATTATTACTTTTAGGGAAAATATATCCGAATGCACCTAATTGAAATATTACTTTTACAATTCCTACGCCCTCAATTTTTACATCATCATTCAAATAAATTTCATTGCCGTTGCGGTCTTTGAGGCCGATGTAGGGTCTGACTTCAAACCTCCCAGCTTCTGATGTTTGCCCTATATATTTACCTTTAGCATTAATTTTAGGGTCTACAATCCAAGTATTTTTTATGTTATCCCATACTTTAAATTTAAATTTCATAATTCCGACTTTGACTATCAATGATTTTTTCGCCATGTTCTGAGCGATATATTTTTATGCCCCAAATATCTAAACTACATATACCATTTTGATTATGGAAACCAAATATTTTAGATGCACAATCCTCAATTAATGTACTATATTGGTCTGTAGGTAAAGTAATTGAGTTAATTACACTATATTTTTCAATAGCATATTCTCTTATGAGGCTCTCTAATTCTTGTAGTGTCATAATCAACCCCACACTATTTCTAGGCAGTCGCCAATGAGTTCCATATTAAACATCATGTTTACAGTGTACCCAGCTTGTTCTAATGGTTTTGATATATCTTTTTCAAACTTATATCTTTCTTTATCTCCTTGCCTCCTTAATGTTAAGCCATTAATGCCTATCTCATTTAATGGTATTCTACACCCTTTTTTACCTCTGTCATACTCATAAGCTACGGTTCTAAAAATCCATACTAGCCTAGATTGTGTATCTGTGGGTTTGTCTAATACTTTTAGTTGCTGTAGGTCGTCTTTGGTTATTATTAGGTCTTGTAAATCATCTTTTGTTTTTTCTACCATATCCTTAGAATTTTCATAGCCATAAAATTTTGCTCCATTATCAAGCATTCTTTCCGCTTCTTTACGTAAAATATTAGTTGTAGCTAATTGATTAGGTGTTCGATTTGGTATAGTTACCATTTTTGTGTTTTCGTTATTGAAAATATTTTCATTTATAAGTTCATGATATTTTTTATCATCAAAATTGTCATTTTCATCTAATATACCCAGCTCTTTAAATAAAGGTGTATTCTCCTTTATTGTGTTTTGTAAGTCATCGTAAGGCATAATCCATTCTCCTTGTGTTTGCGTAAACTCTAAAGCATTGCCGTTGCTGTTATCTATATTTTGCTTAGGGGTTTGAAGAAAGTTTTTTTCAAATTCCGTCATGCCTCCCCTATGATAGTTAAGCTCCATTCCGCTACGTCTTTTAAATCCCATGTCATCTTGAGGTATACGTACCTTTACTATTTCGCCGTTATCCTCTTGAATATTAAATATTTTTGTTTCCTGCCCTCTACAAACATCAGTAACCCCTCCGCCTATTTCGCATGGGTCTAAGTCTTTTGTTTCGTTAGTCATTTTGTGTATCCTTATTTATTAATTCCGCCCTTACTTTTTTGCTTTGTTCTAGCATGGCTTTGCCTAAGCTATAACAATAAGTTGATACGCCTTTAAATATCATGTCTTGAGGCTCGCCTTGCTTCATGCTTAAAGTTTTTAGTGCTTCTTTCATAGCCTCAATAGCTACTTTGTTGATGAAGTCCATGTCTTGGTTAATTTGCTCAGCTTTAATTTTATTTTGGAATTGCTCTATAATTTCCTCTTGAGCAGGTTTTTCAAATAATCCCCCAGTTTTTCCAACTAGCGGATATTCGCATTTTATATAGTTTTCGTTCATTCCTATATCCTTTAAATTAAAATCTAAATGTATTCTGCTTAAATATTCTTCGCATTCTTCTTTAAGAAGCTCTATATCACTTCCTACATCATACATCTGTGTAAATAATGGCGTGCTATCACCTTTATAGTAAGTGACAGCTTTGTCTGCTGTATTAATGCAAACTTTTACCATACGATTATAGTCGTAACATGTATGTTGTATTTTATTAAGGTCCGTATACCATGTAAACTTTGTCATTTCTCTACTCCTTTTCATCGCCGTTATAAATGCTTAAGCCGTGATATATATCTTTTTTGCACGCCTCACATTCTATTGTTTCTTGGTGTAGTATTTCAGTCCAGTAATTCATATGGTTGCAGTGCGGGCATTCTAGTTCTAACATTTAGTTACTCCTAAAAATCGTTTAATTTTTTGCCAAAGGGTTTGCTTTGGTTCTTTGTACTCCACTTCTATAATATTTTTTTCACGCTCTAATTTATCCAAATGTGCATCTATCGCTTCTTCGCACGCCTCCACTGTTGCAAAGTAGAACTGATGAAATGGATTTGAACTTACGCATTGCAGTGCATGATATGTAGCAGGCATTATTTGAAAATACGAACCGCCTTTAATAATTTTATAAATTGGCATGGGTTGCATGCCTCCTAAAAGCACATAATGCCATGTATAGTCATCAATTTTAATTATTGCCATTATTCCTTACCTTTCTCTACGCAAATTAACTTTGGCTTTACAAATTCTTTATAATCTACACTTAGCGTTTCATGTGCAACTTTTATTAAAGTATTCGTACACGCTACTTGGCTATTAAATTCAGATACTGGAACCATAGAATTTAAGTAAATCGCTATTAATATGAATTTCATCATCACTCCTTATAGTGGGCTGGTTGTTATTTAATTTTGTATTCTATATTTAATATCATTTTCTTTTAAAGAGTTTTCTATATTTTCTAGAAAATTTATTTTAATATCCATAAACCAAAACCTATTATTTGCGTCCCAAAAAAAGCCCAAGCCTTTAACTAAATCTTTTTTATCAAAGCCAGCTAAAGAAATTATCTTAACTGTTGGAATATTTTTATATTCTAAAATTTTGCTAAATTCATATTGACTTAATATATTTAGCATAGTTAATGTATCAGGCAAAGCCCTGTGTGCATTTAAGTTAGGGCATTTATGATAAAGAGATAATCTTTCTAAGTCTCTATTTTTCATAAAAGGAGGGTAATTAATATCTTTCATTGTGTCTATAATTTCTAAATGCTTATATTCCAAGCCTTGCATTTTGTCTAAAAATGAAATTTCAAATTCAGCATTATGTGCTATTAGATATTTAGCGTTTTTAAAACGCATGTTAATATGCGTAATCATTGCATTTTGCTCTATACCATAATTATTTAACATTAATTGATTTATTCCAGTCAATAATTCAGTTTCTTTGCCTATTTCTTTTGTTGGTTTAACCAAATTTGAAAGGCTAGAAATCATACTTTTAAAGGCAGTGCAGTAGGTTACTAATGCGTACTCTATTACTTCCGAATTATTAGCATCTATGCCAGTAGTTTCAAAATCAATACCAATAGCTATTTCTTGTGTCATTTTCTTTCCTTATATTAAAAAAGCCCCAAAAACGGGGCGGGGGGGGGTTAGTTTATTGCTTCTGCTTTTTTAAGCTCCAATCCTTTAGCCGTTAGCTTATTGCTAAGCATTTCGCTTTTAAGTTTTGGTAAATAAGACCTACTAATACGCCTAC